AGAAGCCGGTCTTGAACGCAAAGGCGGCGTCGTTCGCCGGGGCCGCCTTGTTCACCGTCGCTTCGATCCCCGCGCCCGCATTGTTAAGTAGCACCGCAGGCGTGTTGACCGAAACCCGGTTGTAACTGTCCGCCGTGGCCCCACCGAGGCCGAGAAGCTGCGCGGTCAGGTTCGCTTGGGGCATGCCGACCTGCGTGACTGCATTCGCGAAGGTCACGGTCGGCGTGTTGATGGCAGTCGTGCCGCCCGCGCCAGCCGTCGCAGAGCCGATGTTGATGACGGTGGTCGATCCGGAGGCGCCGCCGGTGCCGAGGTTCACGGTCTTGGTGACGCCCGTGGTCGTGGCGCCGGTGCCCATGCCATAGTTGGCGGTCGTCGTCGCCGTGCCGATCGAGGCGCTGGCAGCCGACACCGTCACGGTTCCGGATGCTGTCAGCGTACCGGAGAAAGTCTTGTTGCCGGTGAAGGTCTGCGTGCCCGCGAGGATCGCCAGTTCCGACGAGGTGTTGGGCAGCGTGAAACTGCGCGTCGTACCTGCGCTGATCCCCGCCAGCGAGAAGGTCACCTTCTTCGTCGGGTCCGCATCGTTCACTAGGCTGAACACGGCATCTGACACGTCGCGCGGCTCGCCTACGACATCCCAGGCGCTGCCGGTCCAGACGAGGAACAGCCCCTCGGCCGCGACCCAGACCATCCAGCCGGTGCGCGGCACCAGCCGGATCCACGCGCCGTCCGCCCAGAAGGCGATGTTCAGGTCCCACCCAGCCCAGAGGCCAGTCGCGCCGGAGGCCACCAGATGCCGGTTGCCGTCGGCCGGGCTGGCCGGGGGCGCGGTGCGCGTCCTGTCGAGGACCGACAGCTGCACCATGGCATCAAGCAGGCGCAGCGCCTCATTGTGGGTGACATGCTTCTGGGCTTGGGCGGCCAGGAGGTAAGGCAAGCCCAGATGGGTCGTGGTGTCGGACATGGGAAATCCCGTCAGAACTGGAGGGTCACGGAGGCGGGCGTGCCGCGGCCGAGGCGGTTCGAGAGCTGGAAGATGCGGATCGCCAGCGTCTGGCCGGTCCCGAGCGGCGCGCCCCAATCGGCGGTCTGCTGGGCGGCGGTGTAGAGGACGGAGGTCGCGCTGCTGGTCAGCGTACGCTTGACGGTAGGGCCATCAAGGATCTGCACGTCGTATGACTCAACGTCTTCAGCCAGCGGCACCTCGACCTGTTCCCAGGCATCGGCCACGAGTGCCCGGGATCGCCGTGTCCAGCGGATGGTCATATCGCCCGGGCTGTGGGCCGTTCGCCATGGCTGCTCGACATGGACCGGGGCGAAGGGGACAAGACCCCGCCCGGTCGGAGTGAAGCCCAGCACGGCGTAACTCGCGTCGCTCACCGCCCGCGCAGCCGGGCCAACCCTCCAGTTCCATGGCAGTCCAAGATCGGCTTCGGCGATGGGCAGCGATGACAACGCGGTGTCAAGCACCACGACCCGCGCACCGGCCGGGGCCGGATTGCCCATCGCATGTTCCGTCCCGCGCTGGCCGCGCAGGAGGCGGGTCAGGCGATACCGGCCCGGGGCCATCAGTTCGGCTTGGCCAGCCTGCACGATCTCCCAAAGGCCAGCCGCGCTCTCGACTGCCAGCGCGTTCGCCCCGCCGAACAGCGCGACGTCCGTCACGCTTTCCAGCGTTCTGGACAGCAGATCGACGACCAGCGCGTTGCCCAGATCGAAGCGCGAGGTCGGCCCCGGAAAGAAGTCGAAGGCCAGTGTCCCGATCCGCGCCCGACTGCCGAAGGTCGTGAGCAACGCGAACCCATCCGTCGAGGCGCTGCGGAACACCGCGATCTCGCCGGGCCAGGGGCTGGCATGGGCGGAGATCAGGGGGCGATGGGCGGGCTGGTCCTCGCTGATCTGCGGAAGGTCCAGCATCACCACCTCCGGCGTGCCAAAGACGACGGGGCTGGCGAGCGAAGCCGGGCGGGGATCGCCAGGCGGCAAGTCATAGGCGGTGCGGTCCTGTCGGACAGCCTCGATGCCTCGTGCTTCGGCATCGGCAACCGAGACGAGGCGGAATTCTACCTCGCGGCCGTCATGTGCCAAGCGGATCACATCGGCTGGATCGACAGCGAGCCGCGAGGGCGGCAGGCGGAAGGTGGCGCTTTCCCTGCCGATCCAGGCTTCCATCAGCGCGCGGCGGCAGCGGCGTTCGGCCTCCTCGGGCGGGATCGCCACCGGAAAGGACTCGGAAGCGATGCGCGTGGTGTCGACGGTGATGCGGCGCGCTTCCACGAGGGCTGCATCATAGTCCTCATCGGCACGGGCGACCTGCCACTTCAGGGCCTGCGGCAGTTCGGTCTCCTGGCCACGGGTCAGCTCGAACGCCTCGCCCTCACGACTTGCCACCAGAACGTCGATGGCCAGCGTGGCGACCGACGCCCGACCGCGCATGACAAAGCGGATCACGCCTTCGGTCTCGATGGCATCGAAGCTGAAATGCCGTGCCAAGGTGGAAATCGACGCGCGGGGGCTTTCCAGAGCCCCTATTACATAGCCCTCGACCGCGCCCCAGAGGCCGGAGACGTCGATCAGGCTTTCTGCCAGCCCAGCGCGCAGGCAAAGGTGGCGCACCAGCGCGGCCAGCGATACTGCACCGAGCCGCCCTGTCAGCCAGTGACCGAGCCGCCAGTTCGGACCGTCCGTCCAGATCCCGGTCAGCTCGGGAAAGAACGGATAGGGCCGCGCGTCCCAGGTCCAGGCGGCGCATTCCGGCAGCTGCACCATCCGGCCGCCGTATATGGACGACGTCGGGTTGTTCGCGCCCTGACCCCACCAGAGATAGCTGGCCTCGAGATAGGCGCGCTGGATGGCGTCGTCCCGCCAGCCGCGCGAGAAGTAGGGCGTGAAGCTCTCGGACGACTTCGGATCGAAGAAAACATTCGGCTGGTTCGTGCCCCGGTCGATGGCGGGGCAGCCCAGCTCGGTGAACCAGACCGGCTTCGACTGCGGCACCCATGCGGTGGGCGTGCCGCTTTCCACCCCGCCCGGCCGGTTGAAGTGGGCATTCGACCACCACGCGCGCAGATCCTTGTAGCGGAAGACCCAAGGTTTGCCTGCAGCACCGTCCGTGATGGGGGTGCGGATCTGGGCCGACCGGTCGGCGGCGCTGGCATAGAACCAGTCGAAGCCCTCGCCGCCTGCGATGTTGGCCTGCAGATAGCCCCGGTCATGGATCGCGGCCCAGCCCTCGAGCGCATCGGCATGGTCGAAGCCATCGCGCCAGTCCGACAGCGGCATGTAGTTGTCGATGCCGATGAAATCGATGTTCGCGTCCGACCAGAGCGGGTCGAGGTGGAAGTACACGTCCCCGGTCCCGTCGCCCGGCTGGTGGCCGAAGTATTCCGACCAGTCCGAGGCGTAGCCGACCTTGGTGCCCGGCCCGAGGATTGCCTTCACATCCGCCGCCAGAGCCTTGAAGGCGGTGACAGCCGGATAGGCACTGGCGCTAGAGCGGATCGTGGTCAGGCCGCGCATCTCGGTGCCGATCAGGAAGGCATCGACCCCGCCCGCCACGGCACAGAGATGGGCGTAGTGCAGGATCATCCGGCGCAGGCCCCAGTCGCTGGAGGGGCCGGTCCAGTTCACGTTGTCGCCCGATACCGCGAACTGCGCCGGGGTGGCGGCACCAAAGAACGCCGAGACTTGCGTGGCCGCCCCTGCGGTCTTGTCCGCGGTCCCGACATAGCCCGCCGCTGGCGAACAGGTGATACGCCCGCGCCAAGGGAAGCTGGGCTGGCCGGGCGTCGCTGCGTTCGCGCTGTAGGGGTTCGGCAGGGTGTTGCCGGGCGGCACGTCCATCAGCAGGAAAGGATAGAACGTCACCCGCAGCCCGCGCGCCTTCATCTCGCGGATGGCCTGCACCACCGCGAAGTCGGCGGGCGTGCCGCCATAGACTGGCCTGTCTTCAGCATCGTGGCTGACCAGATGCGCATTGGCCCGTGCCACGCCATTCACGGACCAGACCTTGGGACTGGTGACCTTGGTCGCCACCTCGACGCCTGGCTTGATGGTGCAGTTCCCGGCGCGCAGGTCATTGCCGAACCAGGCGACAACGAGGCTGACGCTCTCGACGGCCGGGGCCATGGCCTGCAGGCGGTCCAGCGCCACGACGATGTCGGCCTCGTCGGGCAGCGCGTTCAGGTTCTCGGCCGAGGTCGTGCCGCCGGTGGTCTGGCCGAACACCGTCGTGGAGGCGCCGACCGTCTTGCGGATGGCCTCCGTCGCATAGGTGAACTCGCCCGAAGCCGGGATCATCGTCACCGCCCTGACCAGCCCCTCGGCGGTGTCGGGATCAGCCAGCGGCCGGAACACCTCGAAGGACAGTTGCGGCAGACGGTTGCCGTAGGTCGCAAGCGCCAGTTCCTCGAAGACGACATAAGCCGTGCCGCGATAGGCGGGCGTATTGGCAGCGCCCATCTTCGCCGAGATGAACGGGTCGGCTGCTTGCGCCTCTTCGCCTCGATACCAGCGCCAGGTGATGCCGGTCATGTCGAGCGGCTTGCCGTCGGCCCAGATACGGCCGATGCCGGTGATTGGGCCTTCACACAAGGCGACAGCGAAGGACGCATAGTACAGATACTCGGTCGTCTGGACCCGGCCGCCCCCGCCGCCCTTGCCGCCACCCTGCGTCGTGGTCTTCGTCTCCTCGCGGAAATCGGTCGCCCAGATGATGTTGCCGCCGATGCGCATGCGGCCGTAGAGGCGCGGGATGATCGCCCCTTCGGTGGCAGACGTGATCCGCAGGGAATCCAGCCGCTGGCCCTCGATCTTCTGCGCAGGGGCCAGCGAGGACACGATCCAGCTGTCAACCACCGACCCGATGGTCGATCCGATGAAGCCGCCGATGGCTGCGCCAGAGAAGCCGAGGATCGTGCCGCCAAAGGCCCCGCCGATGGCGGAACCGACAGCGCCGAGGACAAGCGTGGCCATGGGAAAACTCAGCGTGCAGGGAACAGGAAGGCAAAGGCGATGCGCCGCCGCCATGCGGTTGTCAGCGGTTCCTCGATCACGCCGAGGCGTTCGTAGGCGTGAAGGAAGGTGTCGGGGCCGGTGAGAATGCCCACATGCTTGGCGATGGCGCGGGGCATCATACGGAACAGGATCAACGCGCCGGGCCCGGCCTCGGATGGAGCGACCTCCGGCATCATCGCGCGTGCCCCATCTGCCAGCACCTCGCACGGCCCGCTCTCGCCCCAGTCCCGGCTGTAGGGCGGGATCGGGAAAGGCTCGGGCCCGACGACTTCGCGCCAGACGCCCCTTGCCAGGCCGAGGCAATCGCAGCCGACCCCGCGCAGGCTGGCCTGGTCGTGGTAGGGCGTGCCGAGCCAGGATCGCGCTACAGCGATGACGCGCGCGGGATCGCCCGTTGGGACTGTCGCCTTCACAGCACCGCCCCCTCGTGGCCGCTATCCTTGGTGGCGTATCGCAAGACCGTGTCTTGCCCCGGAATGTGCGGGAAGCCCCGGAAGTTCGCGACATTGGCGAACTTCGTCCCGCAGGTCGCGATCCGCTTGTCGCAGCCTGCCCGGGCCACGAAGGCGTCCGTCGCCGTGATCGGCCGCACCGGGGCTTCCAACAAGGTGAGGATGGCGACGCCACCGACGAGGTCATGCGACAGCACCTCGACCAACCGCCCAGCATTTGCGCCGGTCGACCATTGCACCAGCCCGAAGGCAAACCAGCCTGCTGCGAAAGGGCCGAGGCCGCTGGCGGTAAAGGCGCGGTCGCGAAGCACGTCAATCACTGCGCCGCTGCCCCTGAAGGCCGGGGCCTCGATGTTCACGCCGCAACGCGCATCGCCAAGCGCGGCGTCGCAACTCGACTGGAAGGTCCGCCCGACGGTCTGGCCAAGGATGTGCGCCAGCGACCGCACCTCGGCCACGAAGGCCAGCCGCCCGCGCCGGATCTGGCCGATGGCCCCGCGGCGCAGGAGCACGCGCTGTGTAGGGCTGGCCCAGTTGACCCGCCAGACCTCGACTGCCGCATTGTCCCACCGGCCGTCGAGGATGTCGGTCTCCGTAATCCGGTCCGACGACAGCACGCCTTGCGCGTCCTGCGCGTCGACCGAGAGGTCGGAGCCAGATCGGACTTCGGACGCTGTCAGCCCGCTTTCCGGTTCGAACTCGGTGCCGTCGAACGACAGCGTCCGGTCGTGGTCGGTGAAGCCGAAAGTCACGCCATCGGCGCGCGTGATACGCCAACACCACGAAAGCGTGGTCGCGCCCTCGTCCAGATGGGCCTGCAGGGCGGGGTTCAGGGACTTCACTTCCGCCCCCAGCCGCGCCAGAGCGCGATCGAGGCCAGTGCCGAGGACACGACCCCGCCTGCCGCGCCGGTGAGGGCATAGAGGTTGAAGGGCCTGAGGTCGAAAGTTCCCGTCGCCAGGTCGAAATCCGCCAGCCCCGCCATGGCGAGGCCGGAGGCGACGAGGCAGGCGAGATAGACGAGGCCGCGGGCGAAGGTCCAGTTCATGTCGTTTCCTTTCCGGTGAAGAAGTTGGCGAGCCGCTGCCACCAACTGGGCGCGGTGGTGGATTGGCCGGGAGGCGGCATCGGTGCGCTGTTCGAGCGCAGCAAGGCCAGCGCCTCGGCCTCGGTCAGCCGACGGATCGGCCGCGAGAAATCCACCCTGCCATTGCGGTCGACCGACCAGACCGGGATCGTGCCGGTCGGGTAGATGCCCTTGGCGAAGAGATCGCGCTCCGCCTCGCGGCGCGACCGGATGGCGGCGGGCTTGAGCCAGCCCATGAAGGCTGCTGCGGCTGATGCGCGGTTCCTTGCGTTCAGGTGGCGCGTCAGCGCGGCCTTGGCGATGCCACCCGTGTTGTAGTGAAACGAGACCAGCGCATCGAACTCGTGGGGTTCAAGCGGCACCTTCACCGCGCGCAGGACCTCGGCCTCGTAGGCCGCGAGGTCGGTGCGGAAGAGCCGAAACGCCTCGCGGATCCCGGCATCCAGATCGGCGGGCATCCCGCGCGGCATCCGCGCCGGATCGGGCGGACCAGCGGCGGCCGTGTGGCCGATGCCGAAGGTCCAGATGTCCTTCACGTCGAGATAGGGTCCGGGCACGACACCTTCGTGCCGGATCAGGGCGAGAAGCCCCCGGTCTGTCGTCTGCATAGCGGTGGTCCTTTTGGGAATTCAGGGGACGTCGTGGCGGCGTTCGAGCGCGGCGGTCAGCGCTTCGATCCGGGCGAGGATGTTGGCGATCCGCTCGTCGATGACGGCGATGCGGCGGTCGGCCTCGACGATCTGGCGGTGGTAGAGCGGTGAGGCGGAGAGAAGTTCGGCTACCCGTGCTTCGAGTGAGGTCAGGCGGGTGTTCTGCGTGCCCGCCCACCAGATCGCAGCCCCGCCTTGCGCCGACAGCGCGAGGGCGAGGCTCAGGTAGGCGGCCAGTGCGCCCATGCGCACGGTCGTGGGTTCCGACATGGGATCGGTCCTTCAGAGGCGGAGTTCGATGAGAGGGATCGAGGTGATGGACCCCAGACGCTCGAGGTCGAGGGTGACGTCGAGGGCGTCAGTGTCGAAGCGGACGGGGACGTCGAACTCGAAGCCCGCGGTGATGGCGACGCCAGCAGCCGGGGCGGTGGTGAAGGTGATGAGGCCTGTCGCGGTGGAAACCGACCAGCCGGAGGCTTGGGGCGTGCCGTTCAGGGCGATGGTCACCGTTCCGGTGACGGGCTTGGTGATGGCCCGCGTCCAGGACTGCGCGCCCGAGGTGTAGCGCTTGGTGAGCTGGAACAGGGTGGCCGCGCCGTTCCCGGTGCCGATGGGCTGATTGGTCGGGCCCGGGGTTTGTGACGGCAGGCAGGACTTGAAATCGGCCCAGTCCTTGAAGCGGAAGCCGTGGAGGCGGCCATTCCTCGCCTCGAAGAAGGCGACAACCGCTGCCAGATCGTCGGCGCGGCGGATGCCGTAGGCCACGTCGTAGCGGCGGCGGCTATTTGCCCAGCTGGCGTTGCGCTCTTCGGCCCCGCTTGCCAG